TTGCGGGTTGCCGGTAAGATAGACATCTTGGGCACCGTAAGCGACGAGTTGCATTAATCCACCTCCCATTTTATATATATGCTAAAGAAAATAAATTTACTAAATTCGTATAAAAGTGTATAAATATAAAATAATTAATAATTAGATTGTTAATTATTTTATAATAAAAATAACAGGATATTATATAAAAACGTTATCATATCAATGGGTTATTATGTCAATTTGTTAATGTCTATATTCGTCTCTATGAAGCTTCTTAAATAAGTATCTAAATATATCTCTTTCTTACCTTCGTGGTTTTTCGTAAATACATAGGCTTCTTTGCGTTTTTTAACACTCCATCCAGACTCCACTGCGTTATAAATAAATGCCATTTTTTGTAATTTAATTGTGTCTATTTCTATTTCAGGAGAAGTTTGTATACAAATATTCTCCTTTTCCATTAAAAACAGATTAGAAAATGTATATTTAATATACACGTAAATATTTTTATTTAAATAAAAATATATATTATATCTAAAAATGGTTGGGTTCAAACATAAAAACACCAAAAAAATAGTTATAAATTCAAAACAAACCACAACCTTAGATGGAAAGCACAGGGATATGCTAGACGAATTCAATAATAATAATAATAAGCTATTTCCATCATTAGAAACTGAAAAAGATGCTCTGAAACAAAAATTATGCGAAAATAAAGAAAATCCTAGATTATCTATTGAAGAATTATTAGATATAAAAGAGCGAATTAAAAATATAAGAATTCAAATAAGAGATACCAAATGGAAGGAGAAGAATTATTTACTGTCTAATTCAAATATTATTTTTGATTATTTTGAAGAAAAAAAGAAAATATCAGAGGGAACAAATGAATTGACGAGATTGGACAAATTTTTTAATATTAAAAAAAATAAGACCAAAACAACAGAGAATAAAAACAATGTGCAAAAATATTTGGTAAATGTTGACGACTCTTTTCTGAATATTGATTCTTTTATAAATCATACCGATGTTTGTACATCATGTAATAAGGGCGAACTAATACCTGTTGACCACGAAGGTATCCTAATTTGTAATAATTGCCATGTTACCCTTAAATATCTGGTTGATAATGAAAAATCATCATATAAAGAACCACCAAAAGAGCTTTGTTTTTATGCTTACAAAAGAATAAATCATTTCCGAGAAATATTAGCCCAATTTCAGGCAAAAGAAACAACCCAAATTCCAGATGAGGTTTTGCTTAATATAAAATTACAGATTAAAAAGGAAAGGATTGGTCTTCATCAAATAACAAATAAAAAGGCAAAAGAAATATTAAAAAAACTGGGATACAATAAATATTATGAGCATATTCCGTTTATTAAAGATAAACTGGGAATTAAACCACCAATAATGTCGCCTGAATTAGAGGAAACGCTGTGTAATTTATTTATGGAAATCCAAGCACCATACGCCAGATATTGTCCAGATGATAGAGTAAATTTTTTAAATTACTACTATACTGTTTATAAATTATGCGAACTCCTTAATCAAGTGCAGTTTTTAGAATTTTTCCCAATGTTAAAAGACAGAGAGAAACGTATTGAACAAGATGAAATTTGGAAAAAAATATGTAATGAATTAGATTGGGAATTCATCCCCACGATATAGTATATAATATCTATTATTTACAGATATTATTACATATTTAAAGTGTGGTGGTTAATTACAAGTCATTGATTACCGCGGGAAACCCACAAGATTGGCGCCGATACCGAAACCAGCACCCGAGCGCGCGCTAACAGCAATTGCGGGGACGTATGTGTCTAAAATGCTAAATGTTGCGGCAGCACATAACGCAATTAGAGCAACTTCGTCAAGGTTAAGCGTCCGCTTCTTATCAGGAACTAAGAAAGCAGCAAGAGCAACCATAATACCTTCTACTAAATACTTTATTGCTCTTTTGATTAACTCACTTATGTTAAGTCCGTTCATTAAACTCATATTATAAATATTAATAAGAAAAAAATAAAAATTTTTAAAAAGTATATATCTCCGATAAAAGCTTAAATAATTAACAAATGTATTACTATTATGGATAAACAAGCGAGTGTTACAACCAAACTAAACTTAGATGGTTCGGCCAACTCTAAATACGTTGATTTGCTTGATGAGGATAAGCCAATTGCTGGACAGAAATTTGCATGTGTATCGTTTCTATCTCCAGAAAAGATTATTAAGGAAAAAAATATTTTTATGTTTAATGAGTTCCTAAAGCAATGGGAAATGTCTAAATCTCTTGAGAAATATACACAGTTTTTGAGTTTTATTGCGTATAAATACGACGCATTAGATTTTGACGAGTTGACTAAAGATATGGAGGATTTTGTAAAAGACCAGCGCGACAAGCTCTTCACTAGCACCCTTGATGATGAATATAAAACATACCTTGATAATAACGAAGAATCGCTGAATAAGACGTTTGACGAAAAGCATAGTTTTAAAACTAGTGTTCGTGGATTAAAAGTTCGTGGATGCTTTCCATCGCAGCAGGAGGCAGAATTGAGATGTAAGATGCTGCGCGAGATTGACCCAAACCACGATGTATATGTTGGTCCAGTTGGTATGTGGATTCCGTTTCACCCGGAAGCATACAAGACTGGTCGCGTAGAGTATCTTGAAGACGAGCTCAATCAATTGATGAACGAGAAGGATAAGAATGAAAAGTCTGCGAAGAACGATTTTGATAAGCGTGTGCAAGAAAGCAAGGAAAAAGCGATTAATGATAATAAAGAAAAGGCGCTTGCGAGTGGTAACGTATTAACCCAGACTATCAATGAGGAGGGTAATTTAGTATCGGTGAATAATGTTAATAGTATCGAAAATAAATTCAATGAGGAAGTTACTGTAAGCGATATTCGCAAGGAATTATTTGAAGATGAAGATGTTGTTATTGATAAGAATACCGATCACGGACTCAGCGAACTGACTATTAACAAGGGTGCGGCGGATGCTGGTGCGGCGGATGCTGGTGCGGCGGATGCTGGTGCGGCGGATGCTGGTGCGGCGGATGCGGGTGCGGCTGACGAGAACGCTACCATTGATATTTCAAAATAGATACATAGACGTATAATCAAAAAAATTGATACTTAAATATATTATAATTAATATTTAAGTATAACTATGCCAAAACTAACTTGTACTCACACAAATTGTAATAAAAAAATCAAGACTGTAGAACAAGAGATTGGTAAATGTAGATGTAGCCAGATTTATTGTTTAATACATCGTCTACCCGAATCGCACGATTGTAGTTTTGTATTTTCACTTGATAAAGACGTGTTTATATCGGAAAATAAGTGTGTTGGGACGAAAATGGAATTTACCATTTGTTCTTCCGAACATTAATTTTAGTAACTCCTTTCTTAGGTGTATTCGGATTATAAACGTCTTCTTCTTCGTCAGATTCTAAGTCTTTAGATATCTCCCAAAATTCCTTGGACCCCAATTTGAAGTCTCCTCTAGGTTCTGCCTTATACCAGAATATTTGATCGTGTAATTTATTAGATTTGGAATTGTTATCTATCACTAAACACTCAAAATTCTCAGTACATTGGTCCATTACTTGCGAAAAGCTCTCAAATGTGGGAAACATACCAGCATAGTTTTCCCAGATACGCTTTCTATTTGATATATAGGGTTCTCTTAATATAAAGACATAATCAATATTTGTTCTGAGATTAGGAGGGATGCCTAGCGGGTATTGCATAGTGATAACAAGCATTATTTTCCAGTGGCGACCGTTCATAAATAGCAACCGCATCATCTTATCTTTTGTCCAACTATTATCAAAAAGACAATCATCCAATATAACAAAAGCTCTTGGATCAATAGAAGATTTGTTATAATTTTCGATTTCTTTTTTTACCTGTTTTAAAACGGTCTTTTGTCTTTTTAAAATATTTTCAATAATAGCAGTGTTATATTCATCATGAATAAATAATTTCGGGACGTGTCCTCCATAAAATCCGTTTCCTGCTTCTGTTCCTGATATCACAGTGCCTATAGGAATATCTTGATGATAATATAATAAGTCACGAACCAAATACGATTTACCCGTGTCACGTCTTCCTATTAAAACTACGACCGGTCCTTTATTTTCATCTGGTCTGAAACTAATTTGAGACATGTCGAATTTTCTTAACTCTAAAGTCATTTATAGGAATTTAAGATAAAAAACCACCCTTTTATCCGAATATATGAGTTAAATCCAACTTTATTTTAATATAGCATTCTAAATAATGGAATTAGCTTATAAAAAATACAACAATGATAATTTATTTAGCAATTTTGAAAACGTTGAATTTACCAATCTCTCTAATATTCAGAATTACATTCCAATTTATCAGAAATTTTTCGCACTTAACGAGAGTAATTATAATTCCATAAATCTTAACAATAAATATTACATACGAAACATAACTTCAAAGGAATCAGAGAACAAATATACAGGCGAAGTATCTGATATTAGTAATGAAATAACCACAAAACAAATGTTCTTTAAATATAGCCCGTTATTAGACCCTACAAAATACATTACTGGTAAATATGATGCATCGCATAGCGATTTAATAAAATTACCCCGTTTCGTAAATGGCGAATCACATGCAAAACTTTGCGATCAAAATAATTCTGCATATGTAGATAGTTTTTTTTCATATTTAACAAGTCAGTTGTTGAATGAGAACGAGTTCACGCATGGCATTGACTTTTATGGTTCTTTTCTGGGCGTGAAACACAATTTCATATATGATATTAACGACGAGGTTGAATATTTATATGATTCTGACTACTTCCATAAAAATAAATCTGTATTATTCAGTCTTGAAAACGCTTTTCATAATGAATTATTAAATAAAAATACCAGAAACTATAAAAGTAATATTAAAATAGGAGGTGATATAAGCAATGAGAATATTGTGTTTACAAATTCTGATGTCCTGTCAGATATTAATAGTGTATTCACCGACTCCTCTCTAAATGTCGCGGTTGAATTGAATACTAGCGATTTATCTAGCAACAATGGACCTGAATTATGCTATGAGGGAAATATCAAGGAAATAAACGAGGATGACAGTTCTAGCGTATCTTGTTCTTCTAGGTCGTCTAATTCGGATATGAATAGCCAAGATGAATGCGACGACTCCTCTAGTAGCGGCGAAGACGACAGTTTAGACTCTACGCAATCAGACGAAGTAGTTAATGTTAATATAAACGAATTCCCGGTTCAACTGATTGCCTTAGAGAGATGTAAGGACACCTTTGACCGACTAATATCAAACGATGAGCTCACCGACGACGAACTAAGTGCAATAATAGTGCAAATATTAATGACGCTTATTACTTATCAGAAGGTTTTTTCATTTACACACAATGATCTTCATACGAATAATATCATGTATGTGGAAACTGATAAACAATATTTATTTTACAAATATGGTGACAAGCATTATAAGGTGCCAACATTCGGTAAAATTTTCAAGTTAATTGATTTTGGAAGAGCCATATATAGATTTCGCGGGAACACTATTTGTAGCGACAGCTATCATCCAGACGGAGATGCCGCAACACAATATAACTTTGAACCTTATTTTAATGATAAGAAACCACGACTCGAGCCAAACAACAGTTTTGATTTGTGTAGATTAGGATGTTCACTTTTTGATTATTTTGTTGACGAATTGGAAAATGTTACCGAAATTAAGTCGGAAATTATAAATATAATTATAGATTGGTGTTATGATGACAAAAAACGAAACATTTTATATAAAACAAATGGCGAAGAGAGATATCCAGACTTTAAATTATATAAGATGATTGCTAGAACCGTAAATAAACATATTCCATCTGATGTTATTAAAAATCCTCATTTTAATAAATATATTGTTTCCAAGAAAAAAATCAAGAAAAATAAAATTATTAACATTGACACTTTGGTATCCCAAATATAATTGATTTATAAATATAATAATAGATGTTAGAAATTATTATATTTAAAACTCTGCCTCTCCTACAAACGCAGTAGGAGAACCCTTAACTGTAATATTATTTGTTACCTGTGAATATAAAAACATTCCGATTATTACGCTAATAAATACAATAACAGTGTCCCTCATTACCTCTTTCAATGGCTTAAATTCTTTTAAAATAACCTTCATTTCTATAAATTTAATTAAGATATAGGAAGCAGATATGAATAACGCATAAAATATATATTGTTCCATTTATTTAATTGCTTATTATTGATTTTAATTTTTTACGAATTAAAATAAATTTTTTACGAATTAAAATAAATTTTTTACGAATTAAAATAAATTTTTTACGAATTAAAATAAATTTTTTACGAATTAAAATAAATTTTTTACTAATTAAAACGGTTCTAATATTTCAATGTCGTTTAATATTGGTGCCGATTCTAGTTTTAATGTTTTACTTAGATCGTTAACATCACTTATCTCTAAATCAACACTTGCGCCTATCTTTAATTTGTCCTCATCTTCATCATCCTCATCTTCCTCTTCTTCTTCGCGCCGACGACGCAATTCTTCTAAATGTTGAATGTCTTTTGGTGCACTCACTAACGATTCATTGCCAGTCGAATCTAACGCGCTGTCTGTGTCTGAAAAGCTTATACTGTCACTTGATTTGACATTGGGAATAGATGACGAAGAAATAGGTTCTTCTCTAGTAACAAGAGTAGTCACTGGTGCGGTTACCACTGGTGCGGTTACCACTGGTGCTTTTACTACCTCTGGTGCTTTTACTACCTCTGGTGCTTTTACCTCTGGTGCTTTTACTACCTCTGGTGCTTTTACCTCTGGTGCTTTTACCTCTGGTGCTTTTACCTCTGGTGCTTTTACCTCTGGTGCTTTTACCTCTGGTGCTTTTACCTCTGGTTTAGGTTCGGTCTTTAATTCCTCATGAATTATTTTTTCCTCTACGACTACATCTTCCTCTTCAGTTTCATCCATGTATGCAAGAAGAATTTTATCAATTGGCATTGTATCGCGAATACTATTTAGAATACTTTCTTTAATAATAAGCTCAAGTTCACGACTATTTTTTTGTATATCTAGTGGTGGAATATCTTTCTCAAATAAATATATATTTGTATACACTTTGCGAGCCGAATTAATGTATACTTTATGTACAAATCCGTCGCTAGAAGGAATGTCTATATCAACCTTCTTTTGTTTTTGACCAACACGAACACACGTGAGCGCCTTTAATTGAACTACATGGACGCACGTTATGAGTTCCTCTAAATAGCTACAATTTGTCGTTTTTTCAATTCTCTCTCTTTCTGTCTTAATAATTGTCTCGTTCCATTGTGGGATTCTACTTAAAAATGTCTGAAAAGTCATAAGATATTTGTCTTCCTCATCATTTTCAATACATAACTGAAGTGACTCGTTGAATATTGATTTCATTCCATCAATAATCGCAGGTGTCATTGTATTGACGAGTCTAGAACACCACTCATTTTTAGATTCAGACAAACTACTAAGCGAATAATCATCCATTTACATAAAAGACATATTTTCTAAATTAACATTTGAACCCAAATATATATAATTTAATATGAAGAATATTAATAATTTTTCATTGTTTATTTCGGATTTTACTTTATTAAATGCCAGCAATAATAGATATTTACGCTTCATATCGCATTCGGATCTTTCAAAATAATTTATAACATCTAGTCCGCTATATGCCTTGTTGTATAATTTTTCCGAGGTATTAACTAACTCTAAATAATTATTAAACTTATGCGTGTTAAGATATTTATCAAGCCATTTATCTCTCTCTAATTTATATTTGTTATTAAATTGCTTATTATATTTATGAAGGTTGACTTTCATATTATTAATTTCTGGGTGAGGTATATAAATTTCGCAGAATCTAGACAATATTGGTCTTAATAACTTATATTTGTCCTCAACAATTATAAAAAAACGTGTGGAATGGCTAAATAGTTCAATACATCGTCTCAGCGCGGATTGTGCGTCAATAGTCAATTGATCCGCATTAGATAGTATTACGGTTTTGAATAAGTTTTTATTTTTAAAGTTAATATGTGTTTTTGAAAATAATTTAAGTTCGTCTCTCACAAATTTGATACCTTTTCCGTGAGCACAAGAAACATACATAACATTATTTTTAATATTTATCTTATCATTCTCATAAATCTCGTTTATGAATTTATGAACTATTGTTCTTTTCCCACCACCACTAGGTCCATGAAATATAATATTTGGTATTTTACTTTCGCAAATAAAATTAGACAATTTATCCGTTATATCCGTATGTATATCCGTATGTATTATTGTGTTACTCATATTAATTGTATTAAAACTATATTCTTAATATTAATATTTTATTTAATATTAATATTTTATTTAATATTAATATTTTATTTAATATTTCAAAATTTCTGAAGTACGATTTTACATATACACTTTCTATGCCCAACTGGTTAGACTCTGCGTGTATGGGTTTGATTTGAAGGCATTTAATAAATCTGGATTAATCCGTCCGTCATTATGTTTATTGTTGTTATAATCCGGAGCAATTTGTTTTCCGTAAGTATCTTTCGATGGTATGGTAGTTGAACCGGAGCTAGGAGCCCACATTCTATTATTATTTCTATCAGCGTCCTTTCTTTGAATGGTTACATTATCATTTTGATTGAATATTTGCGTACCTCCCTGGTTCGCTCTGTTTTCATAGGTTTTATTAACATTATTCCGCTGATTATAGGCTGCCTCGTAATTTTTATCTCCATTATATGAGTTTGGTCCTGCTATTCCAGAGTAGTCTCTGTTTGTGGTATCTCTCTGAACCTTCACTGGCTGATGATCGCTAACACTATAACCGTCAGATGACTGACGTCCAATATTAAGATACTTTCCATCAGTCGCGCCTTCTGTCATCTCGCGATTTGTCACTTTGGTGCGGTCGGCTGGATTCCATACTGGATTTTTGGCTACGGAACTTCCCGCATTTCCTGTCGGGCGAATATTTCCGATAACATTTTCCTTTCGCGATGGACGTAAGACGTCTAATACTGGAGCAACGACCGCTCTCATAATGCCGTGAACACCACCAACATTTTCGGTATGTGTTGTGGTTGAGCGATTATTTGGTAGAGGTCGGTAGCCCTTCACACCGTAGTCGTTCTCTGAACCCTTATTATATCCTGCCGCCGAAATATTAGTCACGTCATTCGGTTTTAATTCAACGCGTCTCGGTTTCTTATATACTCCCTTTGTATAACTGGCTGTATTTTGTGTTGTTTTTTGACCATAATATTCGGCGGACGTGTCCTTTCTGTTCGTATCAGGAACAATCTCGTTGCTGCGCGCAGTTGGTGCTTTTTGAACACCTGTGGTAGTAAACCATCTATCCTGACCAACCTCATAGTATGTATCGGGTGCATACTGCTCAACCTTTCCGTGCGAATTAATATTGCCTGCTTCTTTAATAATAGAATTTGCCGGGCCTTGGTGTCCAGCGAGGTCAAATGTAACTTTCGGATTGCTGGCTGTGCGAAGGTCGTCAATCGATTTTGGCATCCATTTATCGCGCGCCTCCATTCCGCTATTGAATCCAACTCCACCATTCGTATTATATCCTTTATCTAATCCCGGTGCTACTGATTCAGACTGAAATGGATTAACGTTTGACTGTTTAAGACTAGAATTCATTCGCGATTGGACAAAATCGCTCGTATTAGGAGTGCCATTTGAGTGTTGCATATTATTTGTTGGTTTAAACATCGGTGCTACTTCCACCTTACGATTATGTTGTGACCCGCCACCTTGCATATTATCTAGAGCACTTTCGGCTTGGTCTCCTGATACCGTGGCGCCTTTCACTCGTCCTCCGAAAAAGGGAACCATATTATTGTGTTCAAAATTGCTCTTGTCTAGCGGAGCACCAGTAAGGGACATCTGTCTCATTACACCACTTCCAGAACTGCCTGGTGGATTTGTAGCTGTTACACGCTCATATACTTTGTCGCCAGTTTGCTTAAAGTATTTATCAGTCATTTGATTTGGATTTGTATATACGTTAACGTTGTTTTTATTCACAAGTCCTCGGTCAACTGGAAATCTACTAGCTGATAAATTATTATCGCTCGAAGCAATATCATGGTATTTATCGGTATTATCATTTGGATATAGCGCTTCACCGTCCACATTTTCAAAACCCTCTACAATTTCATCATTTTTGTCATTTTTATTATAATTTGATATGACAAATAAACTACCTAATGCTATTAATGGTATCGCAATCGCCATTTATATATATACAATATGATATAATATTTATATAAATACTAAAACTCTGTTAAATATTGCTGTACATATTTATCAAATCTTAATGGAAGACGAGTTAATAAGTGGATTGTTTTTTCCGCCAACACATATCCCCTCCTTCAATATAGTCTTATCGTGTAACGTAGGATAGTTTGTTCGGTGATTATCTTTCTCAAGAATTCTCGTATTTAAATTATTATGAAATGGAATAGCAGTATGCTCTTGTGGGTCATGCGGAAGAATATCCCATTTTACTTGTTCTAAATCTCTAGCGGTCCACGCAGGATGTGTTACTCTAGGTTGTTCGGTCATTGATTGACAAACAGGATAATTAATGGGAGAACTTTTAACGGCTCTTAATTTATAATCGTTTATCCGAATACAGTCTTTATTCGCAGAACGGGTTAGACCTCTTAAATCACTCTCTAAATTAATAGAGTTAGTATTCAAATTAGCACCCCATTGCTGTAATCTCATATATGGATCGTCCATAAAACAAGGTTTATCGCCTGGTCCAGGAACATTCATCATATACCGTCCAGCTCCAGTCATTTCTTGTAATTGTTTTTCAATTCTGGATTTATCATCGTGAAATCGTGTAAACGACATATATATATATATATTTGTAATATTAATAAAAACATTATTAGGATACATTTGATATGACAACAATATGTTTGAATATGATTGTTAAGAATGAATCACATATAATACGAAAAACACTAGTAAATATAGTAAAGTATGTAAAAATTGACTATTGGGTTATATGTGATACCGGTTCGTCTGATAACACAATTGAAATAATAGAGTGTTTTTTTGAAGAGTTGAATATCCCAGGCGAAATACACAAACATAAATGGAAAGACTTTTCACACAATCGCAATTTGTCGCTTGAACTAGCGTATAATAAAAGCGACTATCTTTTTATTTTTGACGCAGATGACGAGATACACGGTTCATTTAAATTACCGACCAAATTAAAATACGACAGTTATATGGTTATATTTGGTGGTGGTTACACTTATAAACGAACCTCGCTTATTAATAATCGAAAAAATTGGAAGTATTTTGGTGTGTTACACGAGGTAATCATTGGTCAGGATGAGATGACCGATACAGATACAATAACAGGCGACTACCACTTTATATCTGGTAGAACTGGCAGCCGAAGTATGAATGTAAATAAGTATCACGAAGATGCCGTATTATTGGAGGATTCGTTTAATACTACAACCGAAGAGTGGTTAAAAAATAGATATGCTTTTTATTGTGCACAAAGTTATAAGGATGCTAAAATATTTGACAAGGCAATTGAGTGGTATAAAAAAACTCTTGAGCTTGACTGTTGGAATCAAGAAAAATTTTACGCCTGTTATATGGTGGGTGTATTAGAAGGAAACCAAAATAATACGATAAATTGCATTAGTTATTGTCTATTGTCACTAAAATATGATAATAGGCGGTGGGAAGGTCTGTATTTTGCAATTCAACAATTATTAAAAAGCGGTCAAGATAATCTGGTCAGCATATTAATTAGTGGAATTGATCTTGACGATTTAATTAACCCTAGAGACGGATGTTCCCTATTCATTAACGATTCTATTCACGACTACAAAATGTATGTATTAATTATTATTATAGCTTTCAAATCTGATAACATAGAGCAAGGTCGTCGCGCTCAATTAAAGTTGTACGATAATTTTGAATATTTACCAGAACAGATAGTAAAGGATACTATTTATAATGGACAATACTTTATCCCCGACGACGAGAATATACAACCATATTTCGATAGAACAATGGATTTTATTCAAAAATATTCATATAAATATATGGGTTCTTTACCCGATAACACAACATTAGACTTCTATATTAAAAAATATAATAAAATATTTGATTATCAAGGAGAATACAGACCATCACAGCAAACCTCAATCAATATAATTCTCACAATTACTGCGTGTAAGCGAGCTAATTTGCTAAGAAGAACAATTAAGTCTATGACGCGCAATTGGTGCGATTTCTGTATGGTGGATAAGATAATTTGTATTGATGACGGAACTGAAAAAACTGAACTAGATTGTCTTATAGACGAATTTCCGTGGATTGAATTTATTGTTAAAGATGAAAAAAAACGTGGACATCGTGATAGTATGAACATGATTAGAGATATTGTTATAGAAAGTGGAGCGAAATATTGGATACATATGGAGGATGACTGGGAATTTATTAGGTCAGACAACTATATATCTCGGGGGGTAGAATATCTGCGTAAGTATTCGGATATTGGAGTTAAACAGGTGCTGTTTAATAAGGGATATGCGGAAATAATTACAGATATAGTTTGGAATTGCGGAACACGCTTAGAAGAGGGCCTCTTATTGCACAAACACGATGCCGCTGATTCTCCGTGCGGCTACTGGCCTCACTACAGTTTTCGTCCAGGTATTATGTGCGTTGATGTGTTAAAAACTCTAGGAGATTTCAATACGACAAACACCTTTTTTGAATTAGATTACGCCAATAAATATATAAACGTCGGGTATAAAACGGCTTACTTTGACAAAATAACTTGTATTCATATAGGGAAGTTGGCCGGTAAACGAGGTGGAACTGACGAGCAAAATTCGTATGAATTAAATAATATTCCACAAGGATTACAAACTAATATAAAATCCTCATTATTTAACGATAATTTTTTGAATTCCGAAGATTTTATAGAGCCTCCTTTACCTATTAAGGTTATCAGTCTAAAGCGCCGCAGTGACCGTAGAGCATATATGAGAGGTCTTCTCCAGCACGTTGAATATGAATTTAAAGATGCTGTCGATGGTAGAACAATACCGAGCAATGATCCAAGATTGATTTCATTTATAGGAAATGATTTTAATAACAATCCAGGAGCAATTGGTTGCGCGATTAGCCATATTGAATTGTGGCAGGAGCTAATGGAGGACACTACAAATAATTACTATGTTATTATGGAGGATGATATTAAACTCAAACCAAATTGGTACACGCAGCTTTATAAAAATATGAACATGTTAGAAAGCACAGATATGGTGATGTTAGGATATAGTATGTTTGATAATGTTAGAGAGAGTGTTAAATCTCTGTATGATAATAATGACCCTATTCAATTATACAATTTGGCATTAGATAAATATATTGGTGGTTTCTTTTGTTACAGTATTAATAAAACGGGTGCTCAAAAAATATTGCAAAGTATGAGTTTAACTGGAATAAAGCACGGTATTGATTACCTTGCTGTTAAAACAGTGTCTAGTCTAGTTAAAAAAGAAATTCGTCCGCAAATCGCATTTACAGAATGGAACGAAGGAGGAAAGACAATTGATACCGATATACAGAATACATCAGAAACATTGAGAATTGACCCTATTATACAACCATCAGATATTGATCATTTTCATTCTCTCTATCCTAGTAAATTATATACCGTAACCGACAACGTTAAAGTTGGAATAATTGCAAACTATTGTACTTCGGAACAAGCATGCAAAGAATTCGGTAATCTTGGAAAACAATATTGTATGTGGAACCATATAGAATTAGTATCGCCCGAATCACGCAAATGCGATTATTTGGTTATTATTAATAAACCTAATTCTGGTATGGAAGAGTGCGTAAAGCAATTTGATAAAAAGAGAACCATCATATTTCAAATGGAACCTTGGTGTGCGGATAAGAATTGGGGTGTAAATACTTGGGGTGAATGGGCAAACCCAGACCCAAATGAATATCTAGCAATTATCGGTAGAAAAGCTCCTACGTATAACAACGTCTTCTGGCAGTTAGAACAATCTTATTCTCAATTAAAGAAACCAATTATTAAAACAAATATTATATCTTCAATTTGCAGCAGTAAGTATTTTGACCCAGGTCATATAAAACGCGTTGATTTCTTAAAATATATGGAATCAAAATCAAACACAACGTTTGATGTTGACATATTTAATGCAGATAATAAGCAAAATTTTCGTAACTATAAAGGTTCAGTTTCCCCATTTATAAACAAATCCAAGGGACTTATTCAATACAAATATTATTTCATGAGCGAGAATAATTTTGAACCAGGTTTTATAACCGAAAAATTATGGGAACCGATATTGTGCGAGACGTTAGTTTTCTACTGCGGTGCACCTGATGTTAGTAAATATGTAGATCCTTTATCGTTTGTTGAAATTGACCTGGACGATTTTGACAAAGCGTATGAGATTATTTCAAAGGCAATTGCTAGTGATTTGTATGAGCAACGCTTACCTTACATACGAAAAATGAAAAATCGGCTTTTAAATGAAATGCAATTCTTTCCGCGCATTGAGAAAGTGATCAATGAGACGCGTTAGGGGATAGTAGGATCATATCTACTTTGTTTTACTGGTTTTGGGGAAGTATTTTTAATTAATTTCTGTGCCACAAACATACGACCTAACTTATCGTCAAGGCTATATTTGTCTGTCATGTTCTCTATTGATTTTTTACGCGTTACCGAATTATTCGTCCTACGTACAATGGGTTTTTTTGTAAATTTAAATTTTTTAGACCTTGACTTGGAGTTAGACCTTGACTTGGAGTTAGACCTTGACTTGGAGTTAGACCTTGACTTGGAGTTAGACCTAGACTTTTTTCTGGTTTTTGTTGCGGATGACTTCTTAACAGGTTTACAATTATACTCCTTATCAAACCCATCCATATAGTTTTTACTTATTTGACAATTGCTTAGATTATATCTGTCAAAGCCCTTAGGTAACTTCCCTTTACGTGTGCTATTACTCATTATAATATTAAAATATTATTATTATAACGATTTAAGATTAACAACGTAATGGTCTTTGATTATTTTCCACAACTAATTTATCAGGCATTATCATTGAAGTGCGATTAAAAAAGTCCTTTCTGGGAATTGTTTTAAGATGGGCGATTGTATCTGGCTTTGGGTCTACGAGATTTGTTGAATTAATTCCAAACAGAGCAGATTCAATCTCTATTGGGTTACTAGAAAGAGCCTCACGCGACATTGCGCTAGGGAAACAGCCAATACCAGGAATGGTCGGTTGATATGCCGGTCCATGCTGCGAATATTTATAGAAATCATACTTGCTAGATAATTTATTAATAGATTGTTCTAATTTATAATTACCGGGTGTATTTTTACTACGTGTTGAAGCCATATATATGTATCATTATAGATTATTTAAAATGTTTGATTTATTTAATGCCGAAATGTTGGATGATTTTTCTAAATCGCATATACAGAGATGAATTAGATTGAATAATTCATATTGAAATAATCCTGTGAATATTGTTAAATCGTCATCTGCTATACAGAGTTTAATATTGCTTAATTTATCAGAATCCCTAGCTTTATTAAGTATCTCCTTCATATCCAAATTATCCTTATACTTATTAAATATTGATGCTTTTGTATTATTAATAACGTCATCATCCCATCTATCTAAGTTATAGACCTGAAGCAATTGTATTCTATACATATCGTCTTGATCTTCTTCCTCGTCGTGCTCTTTGTAGGTGCAAACAAAATCGGTATTATACATAATTAGTTATAATGAGATATTTTTTAAACTAATTATATGAGGTATTTATTTGTTGGAATATTCCTTATCGCGAGCCAGTTCGCGAGACGGAACACCTCCACGAATCCAGCCCTTCTCCGCAACACCCTCTACTAAATTTGCCGGATTATTGATGGTCGATTGTAACGACGGAATCATCGGGGTATTGTGGTAATTCATGTATGATAGCTCGGATGACTGAGTGATGCTCTTACGGTTATTAGCTAACTCACCCTGCTGGATTTGCGATTCCATTTCCGGATTAGCCTTTCCTCTACCTAAATAGGGGACGGTTGAGAAAGGACGCTGCATTAGACTAATCTTACAGCTAGGTTTTGATAGCGATGTGTGTAATAAACTAGTATTCTTATCAATATTACATCCACCGATACCAACCTGGTGGCTTCCTGTGAAGTTCATATCTAAATGGTTTGTAGCGAACTCAACGGCGGTCTCATTTGGACACTGTGTTTGGTAGTTGTTCAGCATGTAAGTTGACGCCATTGAATTCTGTATAGTCTGTTGACTGTGGTCACACATATCATTTCCAATTCTGGTTCCCTGATTGAAATTATAATCATAAACAGATGCCATTTATATAATTAATATATATATTTTTTATATAAAATAATAATTTTAAATAAGAATTTTATTACTGCTCCTTATTTGATTTCATATCACCATAACAAAACTCTGCGAATTTCTTTTGGTCATTCGGAACTTCCGTATTTGGTGTTGCATACCAGGTTCTCATTGATTGATCAAATGCGAAATTATCCCCTAAATCTTTGAATAGTTTTTCGTCAATATTTGGATCATTAAATTTACTTGTTACGAACTCTTTGGTAGCATTATTAATGTCTTCTGCGACAATCGGATTATATGACGGCGCAGCAGCCTTTCTATTAGGATTATCTGCAATATCTGTTAGAAGAACATTCATAACAGGATTAACCGGAGTTGGTTTGCTATAATCATCCTTAATAAGCTGGTAATAGTTAGCGCTAGTGAAAGCTTCCTTAGCATCAATACTAACCTTTTTATTTTTCTGAATTTTGTGAATTAATATAATAACCGCTAAAGTAATAATTCCTGTTAGAATTATTTTGAACTGATTCGTTATAAAAAAACCAAGTAAAGTTAACACAATTATCATACGCGTAATTGAATTAAGTTTTTCATTTTTGTCCATATTTTTACTTGGCCAAATGTTAAAAATGTTGTCGCGTTGTAATAATATTGTTGGTGCGTTTAACCAAAACGGAGTAGTCATTATATATATTTAAGGTTTTTATTTGTTGTGTTTCTTCTTCTTCTTCTTCTTCATCTTCTTCTTAGGTTCGTTATCTGGATTAGAGTTTTGGGTGGATTTTTCATATTTCTCTCCCGTACTAAATATAACATGCTCCATGTCTTCAAATTTAACACCT